TTTTGTTCTTAGGGGTATTAGGAGTATCAACTGCGTATGGTAATCAACCTAGTTATAATCCTAGTCCTACTGCACCATTAGAAAACGATAAGTCTGAAGATGCTCAACCTGAGAACGATGAAGAAGATTTTCAAGGACACTATCGACAGAAACCTGTAATCTGTAGTTATGAAATAGAAAAAGTATTTAAATTTTTAGATACAGAAGGTGCAGTTATATTTGGTAAATGGTATAGACCTGCCGACAATGCATACATCACAATGTGGATTGATAAGACTGGTGATGATAGAGGTCAAGTTACTATTCTAGAAACATACCCACAAGTTAATCTAGTATGTACTGTTAGCGGTGGTCTAGATTTTCAAGTGAATGAAAACTTTGCAACTGACAAAGAAAAAGAAAGATACAAAAAAGAGCAAGAACTTGAAAACCAAACAGATGAACCGATACAACAAAATTACTCTACAGAGGGTGGTACATCAATCTAATTTTTCCCTTGACATCTAAGTTGTCTTGTGCTATAAATATAGTCGCAATGATGAAAGCGATTGAAAGGTTTGCAGGACCAGGGGGCAGTACCCTGCACCTCCACCAAAACATTTTTAAATTCAGAGAATTTTTTTATGGGGGTGAACTAGGATCGACTGAAATTTATTAGATTGTCTGGAGTTGCCGGTAAGACACGACCGATAATCAGTTCAATTTTACAAACGCAAACGATAACTTTGCACATTCAGAGTACGCCCTAGCGGCATAATCTGAGGGGTTGGCGACTTACCTTGCAACAGAAAAGTCGCATTTTTCTTATGGTTTTTTTACTTGACAAATAACAAATTATAGTCTATTATGAACTTATGAAAAAACTTATAATATTATTATTTGCCACTATCTGGGTTATATTTTTTAATCATAGTGCAAAAGCGATGGGAGACGATATTGAAGAATTAGGTTGTCTCGCAAAAAATATCTACTTTGAGGCAAAGTCTCAATCTAATGCAGGACAAATATCAGTTGCTTTAGTTGTAATGAATAGAGTAAAAGATAGTAGATTTCCTAATACAATATGCGAAGTCGTTTATCAAGGACCTGTAAAAGAAAGTTGGAAGACAAGACAATATCCTGACTTAGAAGACCACAAAAGAATATACTATCCTAAAAAACATCAATGTCAATTCAGTTGGTATTGTGATGGTAAGTCTGATAGAATATGGAATGAAGATGCATTTGCAAGAGCATTCATAATTGCTAAAAGAGTTATCGCAGGTCAATATGATGGATACCTAGAAGGTGCTACACACTATCATGCAACTTATGTTAATCCTGATTGGGCAAAAACAAAAACTCTCATAACACAAGTAGGCGACCACATCTTTTATAGATGGGACTAAAATGAAATTAGACTTTGGTGCAAGAATGAACATACCCATTACAAAACACGAATTATTTTCAACACCTGTTTACGAAGACGAAGTTTTTATATCTCCTAGTAGTGCAGAGATTATGAAAGACGAAGTGTTAGATTATGCATATAAAGAAACAGGTATATCTGATTTGTCTATAACCTATTATACTTCTAGCAATACTTTAAGTCGTTTTAAGATTAGTGAGAACTTTAAAAGACTTCACTATGAAATAGAAAAAACTGTATCAAATACATTTGATGTAGATAATTATATTATAAAACATTCTTGGGTAAATGTTGTAGCAAAAGAAATACCACAATCACTACACCGACATGGTCCTCAAGATAAAATTAGTGCTATATTATATTTTGATAATATAGGAGAAACTCTTTTTGCTGATCCTAGAGTTCAAGTATATGGATCACCAAGATGGAAATCAAAAGCAATGCCAGGTAAGTTATTATTCTTTCCTAGTTATCTTTATCATGAAGTATACAAACATGATGATGAAAGACGAAGAGTAGTATTTGCCTGTGATTTAATTAAGGATGAAAGATGACCCCGATGACACCTAAACTCTTTAGCAAAACAATCGAAGATATCGTAAAAGATAAAAAAGTTAATCACATGGATGCGATAGTAATCTTTTGTGAAAAGAATGATGTAGAACCACAAGATGTTAAAAAGTTTATAACTAAAACACTTAAAGATAAAGTTGCCTTAAACGCACAAGAACTACATCTAATACCGAAGACTAATACTCTGCCGATATAAAGGAGTAAGAAATGATTTATCAGCAAGAATATTTTGAAGCGAATAATATTCTCACCGAAGAAGAAATACAAAAGATTATAGATTTAGGTGAAAGTTTAAATCCTAAAGAAGGAGAGATTTATCAAAAAGGTAAAACTAAAGCAAGAAATAGTCATATTTCTTTTATTGGTAATAATCTAGAGAATAGATGGATATATGATAAGTTTATCGCCGCAGTAAGATTAACAAACAAAGCGGCAAACTGGAATATGTATCATTCTGAAATAGAAAAACTACAGTTTACAAAATATGGACCTGGTCAACATTATGACTGGCATACAGACCAACATGTTGAACCTTATCCTAATGGGTTAACTAGAAAGATGTCATTTAGTTGTTTGTTGAATGATGATTATGAAGGTGGTAATTTTTTAATTGAGACTAGAGTTAAACCTGTAGTGCCTTATGAAAAAAGAATACATACAATTTTACCGAAAAAGAACTTGACAATCTTCTTTCCATCGTTTATGTTTCACAAAGTAGAACCAGTAACAAAAGGTATGAGATATAGTTTAGTAGGATGGATATGCGGCACACCTTTCAAATGAACGAATTTGATGCTTATAAAATTTACCTTGCTTTTAAATTACACTTCACTAGTGAGAAGTATGACATTACAAAAACTAAAGGTGCAGTAAAATTTAAAAAAGAAAGTTTTTATAAGCGACAAGACCAACTCTCTTTTCAAAGACTTGCTGAAGAGTTTACCGATGATACACTTCCTAAGTTTTTAATCGCTAATCATATTGATGGTAATATATGGGGCGGTGTATTTCGATATGAAGAAGCAGTAAGAGTTTATCACAAGTGGGAAGGTCGAATACAAAGTTTAACAGAAAACTTTAAAACAGATTTAGAAAAGATTGTTCTAGAACTTGCCGAAGAAGATATGAATAAGTTTGATAAATGTTTTGTAATCAAAGATGGTCAACACCCATTACTATTAAAGATGTATAGTAGAAAAGAAGTAAACATCGAAACGATTATCATGCTAGACGGCATTAATAAATTTTTATCATATTGGAACAAAGAACTTGCCGATGACTTCTTCTGGATAAAAGAACGGCAAAAGATACTAAAATATAAACCTTTTTTACATTTTGATGTTGACAAATGTAAGGACTTGTTCTATAGTAGAAAAAGATTGTACGATACTAACTTGTGTTAGTAGATATATAATCACACTACTTCATTTCGTGGAGTGTCTGCAGTTTTACCATTTGCGGTTAGTTCTAGCAGAGTGAGTGAGAAAACTAAAAGGTGCAAGGTCTTTTTGATGCTTTTTTGCCTCTACAAAATAAAAAGCATCAACTTTATATTATAAATAGTCTCATATTATGATTTTGTGGATACGACAATTTATACAACGCAACATACGAGGTAAATACAAATGAGTACATTCGAAAACTTAAAAAAGTCTAATGATAATCTTTCAAGACTTTTATCTGAAGTTGATAAAATCAACACTCCCAAAAACGATAGCAATAATTCATCGCAAGATGATAGATTTTGGAGACCTGAGTTAGATAAATCTGGTAACGGTTATGCCGTGATTAGATTTCTTCCTGAGTCCGAAGGCGAAGAGTTGCCTTGGGTAAGAATATGGAATCATGGATTTCAAGGTCCTACTGGTAAGTGGTATATTGAAAATTCTCTTACTACTTTAAATCAGAAAGATCCTGTATCTGAATATAATTCTGTATTATGGAACTCTGGTACTGAGGCAAATAAAGAGATTGCTAGAAAGCAAAAGCGAAGACTTTCTTATATCGCTAATATTCTAGTAGTGTCTGATCCTAAGCACCCAGAGAATGAAGGTCAAGTCAAACTGTATAAGTTTGGTAAAAAAATCTTTGATAAGATTATGGATAAAATGAAACCACAATTTGAAGATGAGCAACCTACGAATCCTTTTGATCCGTGGAAAGGTTGTAACTTTAAATTGAAAGTTAGAAAAGTAGAAGGATTTACGAACTATGATAAATCAGAGTTTGATAGTTCTACTGCAATCTTTGAAGATGATGGTAAGATTGAGACACTTTGGAAGTCTCAGTACAAACTAGCACCGTTCTTAGATGCGTCTAATTTTAAATCTTATGATGAACTAAAAGCGAAACTTGACTTAGTGCTAAATGTCTCAGCAAGTGCAACACCAACTGCACCTATGCAAGAGAGTGAGAGAACTATCTCTACCGTGTCGAGTCCTTCCGTAGCACCTGCATCTGTAGGTGAACATTCAACAGTAGTTGAGGAAGAAGACGATGAGGCAATGTCGTACTTTTCTAAACTAGCAAACGAATAAAGGCAAATCTTCAACGACTAGTCGTGCCTTGAGGTGTGATTTAAATACTACCTCGAAGAAGTGGACAACCAAAGGAGATAGAAAACATTACTTAGGCGTCTGCTATGCGGCATAAGTATTTTCGGAGAGGGGTTTCATACCCCTCTTTTTTTTACCTGATAGATAGTCTCTATTTTATAAATATCTATGTCAAAGAATAATAATAGGGACAACAATGAATTATACCAACGCAGTAATTACTTTTATTTTTGCGATGTTTCTGATGGGCGGCATTGCATTCGGCAATCCTGTAGTAACGGAATCAACTTCTAATTCTACAGTTAACACTACTGGTAAAACAGAGACTACAGTAAAGTCTCCACCACCTAGTGCTATATCACCATCAATCAATACATCTAATAGTGACCTCTGTACTGTTGGTTTTTCTGGCGCAGTTCAAACACAAGTATTAGGATTTTCAGGAGGGTCTGCAGTAAGAGACCTAAACTGTGAAAGACTAAAACTATCCAAAACACTTTATGATATGGGTATGAAGGTCGCCGCAGTATCAAATCTTTGTCAAGATGAAAGAGTTTTCAAAGCAATGGAAATGGCAGGAACACCTTGCCCGTTTATGGGTAAGATAGGAGACGAAGCAAAACAACTTTGGGAAACTTATCCTGAACTAAGACCTGAAAGAATGAAAAAAGAAGAGCAAAGAAATGACACACTCAAAGGTGTTGGTATCGGTATTAGTTTTTCTACTCTCCTTGCTTTACTGCTCCTCTAGTAGTATTGCAAATCAAGATTTAATAGACACTACTGATCCTAACAATTATGTAGAACATAATATTTGTGATGACTGCTATGTTCAGGTCCCACTACCTTTTGCATTTCCTTTTTACGATAGAACATTTGAACATTCAGTAATGTTCTCTAACGGTGTTGTAGGTTTCTATGATACTGAGTTTGGTACAAGTAGATACAACGGAAGTATTGTCAATCGTTTTTGTTGTAATGGTTATGACTTAGGAGATACATACACAGGTACAATTCGAAGTGCATGGTCATATGCAATATTTCCTTTATGGACAGATTTAATAGATTACGGTAATGGTCGTTTTCTAACTCAAGGAACAGAGGACTATCAAAGATATGTTTGGGAAAACTTATCAGAATATTCAAGAACTAATAATTTAAATACAGTAGGTGTAGAGATTAGACCTGATGGTTCTTTTAGTTTATATCAATGGGAGATAGACTTAGACAGACATTCATATACCATAGGTTCTACAGGTGATTTAACAAATGGTGTAATTCGTATACCTGGTTTAGATACTAGTGGTACACCACCATATGGTAGTGCCGCTACAGATTATTATAATGCAAACATAATGGATTATAGTAATCAAGATACTGCTACACAAGAGGCAATCGTAAGAGCAATCGCAAATACAGGTGCTATGTGTTTAGTTGATCCTTTATGGGATACATCATGCACAGGTTACGCAACTGCATATGCAGAGTATATCTTTAACGCATCATGCGTAGCAGATGGTTTATATGACCCAGGTTGTCCTAACTATGATGATGCAATAGATGATTTCATAGAAACTCAATGTGCAACAAATCCTTTATACTCACCTACATGTTCAGGATATGCTGAGGCAATAGCAGATAGAGATAATCCTGATGCAGTTGACGATGATGGTGTTTTAACACCTGATGAAATTGCTGAAGATTTAATGGAAGAGTTTGAGAACTTAGATCCTTTAGATGACTTTATAGATGATGGTAGTTTTTCTATTTCAGATGTATTAGATACTGAAGATGATATAATTGTGTTTGCTATACCTGAAGATGATTTTCAATCAGACTTTTTAGTAGAAACTTTACCAGAGATGCCTGAGATAGATGAGATGCCTGAGATGATAGAATTACCAGACTTTGATATATTCGATGAACTACCTTC